ATCTTTATCTGCTAGTACAGTTGTTTTCTATGGTGGAATTCCTAGTGGTGATTATTGGAATTTGGTTGCACAATATAGTAATCAAATTAATGAATACAATTGTGATTCTCCAAATTTAGAATTGAATGATTTGAGTTCTAATAATAATGATGCTTGGTACTATGCTAACTTTGACAACTACTCTGATAACAACTATTCAGGTTATTCAATGTATTATAATGTAACAAGTTTAACAACAGGAGCTACAGGCAACTTTACGGGTACTATTCAAGGAGAAGTTTATACTTTCACAGGTACGGCTTATTCTGAATTCAATAACATGGTGATAGCAACCCTTCGTTCAAGAGGTATATCTTTATATCAAAATAGTGCAAGTAGTAATGACCATGGTCCAGTTTATGAGGTAGGTATTGATTATGATAATGACGGAGCGTGGGTTCCAAACAATCTCCAAATGATTTGTACAGGAGAATACTCAGGTGTAACTCAATCACCATATGCACAATTTTTATTATCGGGTGTAACAAAAGATGGTAATTCATTCCAATTAGAAACATCTTTAGCGGCATCATCTTCAAAATACATAACAAAAGTTTTAGGGGTTGATAATTTTGGTAAATCAAGATTTGAAACACCTGTGTTTGTTGAGGAGATTTATCCAGGTTCTTTAAATTATGCTTACAACCAAGGATACATTAAAGGATTGAATTGTGAATTAGTGGCTTTACCAAGTGCAAGAAGCAGAAGTGCTTCTTCAATTGCTTGGAATTTAGAAAAATATCAATCCCCTGAAACACCTTTCTTGGTTTCTGAACTTAGAGGTAACAAGGTATATAAATTATTTAAGTTCATTTCAATATCTGATGGTGATGATGCAAACGTTGAAATCAAAGTTTCAATAACAAACTTATCTTTCAACAACATGAGTTTTGATGTGTTAGTAAGAAATTTCTATGATACAGATGCAAATCCTGTTGTAATTGAAAAGTTCACTAACTGTAATATGGACCCAGATTCTAACAACTTTGTTGCTAAGAAAATTGGTAGTTCAAATGGTGAGTTTGCACTTATTTCAAAATACATAATGATTGAATTAGCTGATGAATATCCAATTGATGCGATTCCTTGTGGATTCTATGGTTATATCCAAAGAGAATACGCTTCAATGAATAATCCAGCACCATATCCTAAATTCAAAACAAAATATTATTATCCTGGTGAAGTAATTGCTGACCCTCCATTCAACAGTCCTTATGGAGGAAACAATGCTGTTGAATCACCTGGTGATATTGTAAGAAGAAGTTACTTAGGTTTTTCAACTCAATTTGGAATTGATGAGTCTTTCTTAACATATAAGGGTAAGCAAAACCCTCAAACAGGATGGGAAACTGCAACAGATTCAATTCCGTGGAATGTTCTTTCAAAAGGTTTCCACATGGACTCAGGTGCAACAGTTGTAACTATTGGTAACATTTGGGATACAAGTGGAGCAACTGCTTTTGAATGTGGTGTTGCTGATTTCAGAACTGACCCAGAAACTCAAGAAAATCCTTACTACTTCATTTATTCAAGAAAATTCACAGTATGTTTTGCCGGAGGATTTGACGGATGGGATATCTATGAAGAATCAAGAACTAATACAGACAGATTCCAATTAGGTGCTTCTGGTTATCTAGCAGGTGCTTATCCTTCTACAAGATACCCGACAGCAACTGGTGACGGTATGTTCAAAAGAATTGTGGTTCAAAACAATACACAAGATTTTGCAAACACTGACTACTACGCTTATTTATTAGGAATCTTAACATTCGCTAATCCTGAAGCAACAAACATCAATGTATTCGCAACGGGTAGTATTGATTATGTATTCAATTCTAACTTGTGTGAGGCAGCTATCAACATGGTTCAATACCAAAGAGCAGACTCAGTTTATATTGTAACAACTCCTGACTATAACATGTATCTACCAGATGCAAGTGACCCTCAACAAATTATCTATCCTCAAGAAGCGGTTGATAATTTAGATAATACAGGAATTGATTCAAACTATACAGCAACTTATTATCCTTGGATTTTAACAAGAGATACTGTAAACAATACACAAATCTACTTACCACCAACAGGTGAGGTTTGTAGAAACTTGGCTCTAACTGATAACATTGCGTTCCCTTGGTTCGCATCAGCGGGTTACACAAGAGGTCTTGTAAATTCAATCAAGGCGAGAGTGAAGTTGACTCAAGAAGATAGAGACACACTTTATCAAGGTAGAATCAACCCTATCGCAACTTTTGCAGATGTTGGAACAGTAATTTGGGGTAACAAAACACTTCAAGTGGCTGACACAGCTCTTAATAGATTGAATGTAAGAAGATTGTTATTACAAGCTCGTAAGTTGATTTCAGCTGTAGCGGTTAGATTGTTATTTGAACAAAATGACCAAGTTGTAAGACAACAATTCTTGGATAGTGTAAACCCAATCTTAGACGGAATTAGAAGAGATAGAGGTCTTTATGACTTCCGTGTAACAGTATCTTCTTCTCCTGAAGATTTGGATAGAAACACACTTACAGGTAAAATTTATCTTAAACCAACTAAAGCACTTGAATTCATTGATATTGAATTCTTTATCACACCGACAGGTGCTTCATTTGAAAATATCTAATAAAAATAATGGGGGAGTAAATCTCCCCCTTTTTTTAGCCAACAATGAGAACAAAGTTACAAGAAGGATTCAGAGATGAAAAGACACCAGACTTAAAATATTATGCCTTTGATTGGGATGATAATATAGTCCACATGCCAACTAAGATTATGGTTTTGGATGATGAGGGTAAAGAAGTTGGAATGAGTACAGATGATTTTGCGGAACACAGACATCACATAGGGAAAGAAGACTTTGATTATAAAGGTCACACCATAGTTGGATTCGCGGAAAACCCTTTCAGAAATTTCAGAACAGAGGGAGACCAAGATTTTTTAGTTGATGCAATGAGAGCCAAAGAAGGACCTGCATTTAATGATTTCAGAGAAGCAATCAATAATGGTTCAATATTTTCCATCATCACAGCAAGAGGTCATAACCCAAATACCCTTAAACAAGCTGTTTACAACTACATTATAAATGATTTTAATGGTATAAGTAAAAAAGAATTAGTAAAAAATCTCAAGAAGTTTAGAAGTTTTGCTGGAGAAGATGAGATGACTGATAATGATTTGATAAAATCTTATTTATCAATGAACAAATACCACCCCGTTTCTTTTGGAGATGAAGGAGGTGCAACTAATCCCGAAGAAGCGAAAGTCCGTGCAATGGATGATTTTGTGGACTACATTAAAGGAATGGCTGCAATACTTAATAAAAGAGCGTGGTTAAAAAATGATGTAAGTAATAAATTTATACCTTCTATGCCATCTATTGGCTTTTCAGATGACGACCCAAGAAACATAGAAGTAATGAAAAAACATTTTAAAGATAAACCAGATAATATAGTAAAAACTTATTCTACTGCTGGAGGAACGAAGAAAGAAGTAAAATAAGGATATTGTTTTTTAAAAATAAAGTAAATAGAAATATTTTTAAACACACTATATTTATATTAATATAAACAAAGAAATTAAACTCTATCAAATATGGCTGATTTACTATTAAAAATGCCTCTTCCTTATGAGCCGAAACGTCAGAACCGTTTTATCTTAAGGTTCCCGTCAAGCTTAGGAATTAATGAGTGGTTTGTGGAAAGTGCTGCAAGACCTCACATTACAATCAACGCTACTGAAATACCATTCTTAAACACATCAACATTTGTTGCAGGTAGATTCAACTGGCAAACAATCAACGTAGTATTCAGAGACCCAATTGGTCCTTCTGCGGCTCAAGCTCTTATGGAGTGGGTACGTTTATGTGCAGAATCAGTAACAGGACGTATGGGTTATGCTGCGGGTTATAAGAAAGACATTGACCTTGAGATGTTGGACCCAACAGGAGTTGTTGTTGAAAAATGGATTTTATACGGTACATTTATGACCGATGTAAACTTCAATCAGTTAGCGTACAACCAAGATGGTTTGGCAACAATCGCGGCAACACTTAGAATGGACAGATGTGTGTTAGTATACTAATACTCTTTATAAAAAATTATCAAGACTTATATTTAACCGTATAGACATAAACTATACGGTTAATTTTTTTATATGCAAGACCAATCAAGAGAATACGGACAGTTGAATTTTTCCTTACCACATGATGTGGTACCTTTACCATCAGGTGGGGTGTTCTACAAAAATAAAAAGAAATCATTGAAGGTAGGATACTTGACTGCTGCCGATGAAAACATATTAATGGGTGGTACAACAGATTTGGCAACCAATTTATTGAGAGCTAAAATCTATGAACCAGACATGAGAGTTGATGAATTATTGGAAGGTGATGTTGAGGCTATTTTGGTTTTTTTAAGAAACACATCATTTGGACCTGAAATGGTTTTGAATTTGGTTGACCCTACAACAAGAAAACCTTTCCAAGCTACAGTGGACATGAGTTCTTTACCAATTGTTAAAGGACAAGAACCATCAGAAGACGGTACATTCATTTTGAGTTTACCCAAATCACAAACAACAGTTAAAGTAAAACCTCTCAACTACGGAGAACTTATGGATATTGAAAGACAGGCAACAGCTTATCCACAAGGTAGAGTTGCTCCAAAAGTGACTTGGAGATTAGGAAAACAAATTGTTGAATTAAATGGTTCAACAGACAGAGCAGAAATAACAAAGTTCATTGAACAAATGCCAATTGCGGATTCAAAACACATAAAGAAATTTATGGATGAGAATGAACCAAAATTAGACATGAACAAAACAGTACTAACCCCATCAGGAGAAAAACTAACGGTAAATGTTGGTTTTGGGGCTGACTTTTTTCGTCCTTTCTTCTGATTATAGAAAAGGGCAGGTAGATGAATTTTATTATTTGGCATCCCTATTACATGTTTCTTATACTGATTTTTTACAGATGCCAATTTTCATAAGAAAATATCTATTGGATAAATGGATTGAAGTTAACAAAAAAGACTGAAAAATCAGTCTTTTTGTATTTATAGGAAATAAGTTGTTATGCCAGAAAATGAACAAACCTCAAGTGACTTTTTTAAAGAACTTGATACCCAGTTACAAAGATACAAAAATTCAACTACAGCTCTCATAGAGGACATTGCAAAGGCGGTGACAAACATTACTTATTATGGTAATGAGTTGAACAAAACTTTTGGACAAGGAAGACAGAGAATTGTTGAAATACAAACAGCGATTGCTGACAATATTCCTGGTATTACAAGACTTGGTGGAGATATATCCGCAGTTCAAAAAACAATGTCGGATATTGCTGAGGCATCTAGGAGAAATGTAATAGCAACAACACAACAAACAGAACAACTTTATGCGGCAACCAAAGTAGTTGGTGAAAGTGCAAAATACCTTGTTGATAGTTTTACAGATGTAGGAGTTGGATTGGGTCAAATGACAAAACAAATCCAAGACTCTGTTTTATACATTCAAAGTATAGGAGGAAATACAAAACAAGTATTCAAAGTAGTCACAGACAATATGGACCAACTCAACCGTTATCAGTTTGAGGGTGGGGTTCAAGGATTGACTAAAATGGCCGCACAAGCCTCCATGTTGAGATATGACATGAGAGAAACATTCAGATTGGCGGATACACTTTATAAGCCGGAGAGAGCGGTTGAAGTTGCTGCAGCATTCCAAAGATTAGGATTGGCTGTTGGAGATTTGGGAGACCCGTTTAGATTGATGAGTGACTCCATCATGAATCCTGAAGGATTACAGGACAGCCTTGTTCAAATGACAAAACAGTTTACATATTTTGATGATAAAACAAAAACATTCAAAATAAGCCCTGATGGTGTTTTGAGACTTAAAGAATTACAGGAACAAACAGGTATAAGTGCCCAAGAGATGACCAAACTTGGTTTAGCGGCGAAAGAAGCCGATGCTAGATTGGCGGCTATAAGTTCTGTTGGATTAAATGTGAAAGAAGAAGATAAACAACTTCTTGCTAACATCGCTAGAATGGGTGAAGGGGGAGAGTATGAAATCCAAGTGAAAGATGATAAGACCGGCAAGATGTATTATGAAAAACTAACAAACATCAGTCAAGACCAACTTAATGCAACTTTGAAGCAACAAAAAGAAGGTCCAAAAACTCTTGAGGAAATTGCAAGAGCTTCCATGAATTATGATGAAATATTATCAAATGATGTTAAATCAATTTTACATGGC